CTCCGTGGCGCCGCTCGTGGCCTTCTGTGCGGCGTCGGCACCTTGCCCGACCATCCCCCACGGCTGCCCCCACGGCTTGCGCCATGCCGACGGTGTGCGCTGCCACAGCACGCCGTCATCGAGCGTGACGCACAGCGCGCCTTGCGGCGGTCCCGCCCATGCGTCTCGGGCGGCGGCGTTGGCGAACTGTGCGACGACCTGCGTCTGCACGTAGGTGTTGAAGTCGGGGGCCAGCACCTCTTCGCCGACGGCCCATGTCTTCTGTCCGGTCATCGTGATCTCGCTTTCATGCTGCGAACCCGAGGACGTAGCCCGAGTCGAGTCGGTCTTGGGCGTGCGGCCCCATGTGGAACACGGCCCCGGCGGACTGGCTCACGTTGGCTGCGATCAGCTGCCAGGTGATCTCCCACGCCCCTCGGGTGATGGCGTGATGGGTGCCGACGATCCGGTTCGTGGTGTCGATGATGTGCGTCGGATGGTCCGGCGGCGCCCAGTGCACCCGCACGATGTCGGTGACCGGCTTGGCGGTCAGCACGTCACGCCAGCAGGCCCACGGCTGTGCAGCCAGCCTCGGCTGCATCGTCACGTCGGCCAGCGTCACTTGCGGGAAGGCGTACAGCTGCACCACGAACGTCGCCCACGTGGCGACCTGCGTGTCGTCGTTGAGACCGAGGTCGGTGCGGTTGTAGTCGTAGTGCCCGTACTTGTCGATCGAGGCCTGCGAGAAGGCCTGCTGCGAGGTGCCGCCGGTGCGGGCCGCATAGACGCCGTTGCGCATCTGCCGGTCGAGCGCGGTCGGCGTGGTATCAACGAGCACGTCGTAGCCGACATCGCAGCCGAGCGTGACGTACGGCGCGCCGATGGTCTGCCAGGCCTCCCGTTTCAACCAGCGCAGCTCACCACTCGTCGAGAAGTACACGAACCCGAGTTCGTCGTCCAGTGTGCGCTGCAGCAGCTCCCACGCCGACTGCGCCAACGTTGTCGCCGCCAGTGTGCGGGTGCCGCCGCCGGTCGGGTGGATCACGGTGCCGGTCCACCCGAAGTAGTCCACGATGCGTTGCACCCGCTGCTGCACGGTCTCGCCGCCGCCCTGGCTTGGCTGCTCGGCTCGGTCCATCCGGGCGAACTGCTTCGTGACGTCGGAGGCGATCAGCTTCGTTTGGCGTGCCGAAGGTGTCGGTGTCCAATCCTGCTCCCAGCTGTCAGCGGTGCCCATGAACATCGGGCAGGACGTGATCGCCGCCGTCGCCGGGTCAACGACTTCGGCGATCACCCGCACCGGCGTGCCGGGCACCAGCCGAGACTTGCCGCCATAGGTGAACACGCCAGCGGGCGACAACGGATCGTAGATGTGGTCGGGGTCGGCGATCGTGACCTCACACGTCGCCGCATCAGGTTTCGAGAAGATGCCTTCGGCGTTGTCCACCCCGCCTTGCAGCGTCACGTCGAGGACGTCGCAGGTGATGTCCACCCACAGCGGACCGGACGTCGAGACGTGGCCCATCACGTTGCCTGCCGACAGCCGGTCGTACTGGTGCGGACCCATGTGCCAGCCCAGGCCGGAGCCGATCGCCGCCGACACGAACAGTCGCACATACGGCGACCAGTGCGGCGAGGTGGCCCCGCCGACAGTGCCGGGCCACGGCTGGCCGGGCGTCCACGTCGCCATCAGACACCGGCCCTGACGGGCACGTCGAGCGGGCCGTTGCGACCGGACCATCCGCGCAGCGCGTTGACGACGCCGCGTTGGATCTGCGGGCTGTCAGCACCGAGACCGGAGTGCGTCACGTTGACGTTGATGATCGTCGTACCACCGAAGCCGTTCCCGACACCCGAGAACTGTTCACCGGCGTGGACGATTGCCAGACCGGTGCGCAACACCGAGCCGCCTTGGGCGAGCAGCGGGATGTTCGGGAACCCGATCGTGGCCCCGCCGATCTTGCCGACACCGGGGATGTGCGTGTCGAACTCGGGGATCTTGAACTCGAGGCCGTTCCACCCTCGGATCACTGCGTTGATCGGGTTCTTGATGGCGTTCACGATGTTCGTGACGATCCCGCTCAGCGTGGTCACCACGCCCTCCCAGATCCCGACGATCGTGTCGCGTGCCGCCTCGAACGGGCCGGTGAGCATGCTGGTGATCGTGTGCCAGGTGTTGCTGATCCAGTCCAACACGGCCTGCGCTGCGCCTTTGATGTCGTCCCAGTGGCGCACGATGGCCAGCACGGCGAGACCGAACGGGCCGGTGATGATGGCCAGCAGCAGCGGCCAGTTGCTCGACAGCCAATTCCACACCGACCTGGCGGCGTCGAGCATCCAACCGAACGCGGTCGAGATCGCCCGCATCGCGGTCTGCACGAGGTCACGGAACCAGTCGACTTTGTTGTAGGCGATGATGATCCCGGCGACCAGCGCGGCGACCGCCAACACGACCAGCACGATCGGGTTGGCGGCCATGACGACGTTCAAGATCCCCTGCACGACCGACCAGATCTTGATGGCTGCGACCAGCCCGAGGACCCCGGCGAGCAGCGGGGCGATCCATGTTGCGTTGTCCTGCACGAACTGCGCCATGGTGGCCAGCATCGGTGCGAGCTGTGCGATCACTGGCAGCAGCCCGGCCCCGATCGACTCCTGCAGTTCGCCCATGGCGATCGATGCGCCACGCATCCGACCGGCGGCGGTGTCGGCGTTCGCGGATGCCTGCCCGCCGAACGTGGTGGCCATGTTGCCCATCACCTGATCGAGGGTCAGCGCGTGACCCGAAGCGTCTTTCGTCTTCACGCCGAGTTTGGCCAGCGCGCCCGTCGAGCCGTTGGCCGCCTTCATCATCGCTTCGGAGACCGTCACGAGATCCTTGCCGGAACCCGCCGACACATCGGTGGCCAGGGCCAGCGCCTTCTGTGCGTCTTCGGTGTTGCCGAACCCTCGCACGAGTGCGTCCATCGCAGGGCGCAGATCGTCGTCAGCGATCGCGGTGGACTTCGACAGGTTGGAGATCCAGGCCTCGTTGGCGGCAACCTGATCGTCGGTCGCCCCGGTGACGTTCTTCAAGGTGCGCGCCAGCCCCGCCGCGGCCTCGGCGTCGGAGGCGGCCGCGTTGGCTGCGTCCTTGCCGAACTTGATGACCGCACCAGTGCCGACCGCCCCGGCGATCGTCTTGGCCGTCTTCGTGAACCCGAGACCACCCGACGCCTTGGTCTCGACCAGGCCCATCTGCTTCAGGGCCTTCGTGGCGTCAGCGATGATGTCGATCTTGAGGATCGCCGGCGACGCCATCAGCGACCTCGGGTGCGGGACTTGCGGTCAGCGTCGGTGATGACCTCGACCGCGGTTGCCAGCGCACGGGTGTCTTCCAGCCACACCTCGTGCGACACCCCGGTGCGGATAGCTAGGCACACGGCGGTATGCCCTAACGATCCTGCGGGGTAGGGTCCAGGCCGCTCGTGTCGTCATCGGCGTCGATGGTCTCCGGCAACGATTCGAGAATCTCCAGGAAACTGTCGTAGTCGCGGGGCACCTCATGGCCGCACCGTTTCAGTGCGGCATGCGCAACACGGAACGTCATGTCGAGCGCCTTCGGTGCGTTCGGGTCGATGACGACCGCCGCCCAGTCGCGGGCGTTGGTTTGCACCTCGATTGGTTCAGCTTCGCCTTTCAGTTGCACCCGCATCCGTTGCCAGGCCATCGCTCACGCTCCCCGTACTTTGTCCAGTGCGGTCTGCACGTCTTCGGTGTAGGCCGCGAGCCATTCGGGTTGTGTCTCGACCGCGGCGTTCGACATGAACGGGTTTTCTGCGATGTGCCGGGCAGGCCATCCCCAGTGGATCGGCCCGGCGTAGGGGACCGACGAGCTGCCTGCCATCACTCGTGCACGGCCTGCCTGTTTCGCTGGCCGGATGTTGCCGGCGAGCCGACCGGTCCGTTTCGGGGCGAGCTGCTCGGCACGGGCCGCGACGATGTTGGCGGCGCGCGTGTTGGCGTCTTTCAGATCCGACAGGTCGTCGCCGGCTCGGCGCATCGTGCGGACAAGCTCGTCGAGACCTTCGATGCGGACGGTGCCCTCGAAGTCGGCCACGGTTACGGGGCCGGTGTGCGGGTGATGGCTCCGACGATGCCGAACTCGAAGTCGGAGGTGACGCGGGTGTTCACGTCGCCGCCGTAGGTTTCGCCGGGCACCTCGATGCGGCACTGCCCGGTGATCGTGGGTGCCCCGGTTGCGTTCGGGACGTAGCTGAAGTCGACGACATCGAGGTCGTTGTCCCAGCAGTATTCGATGAACGAGTTCGTCGCCGCGTCGAAGTCTTGGATGACGGTCCCGGCGAGGCTGCGGCCGCCGAGTTTGCGGCCCGGCGCGATCTGGTCGCCGCACAACGTTTCGACCGCGTCGCCGTCGTCGTCGTAGCTGGAATTGATCCGCACGTTCGTGACCTGACAGCCGAATTCGCTGCCGGGTGCGGTGCCGAGCGTGAGTGTCCCGTCCTTCACTCGGGATTCAACGATGGTCATTACACGCCTTCTTTCATCTGGATTCGGTACGCCGGGAAGGGCGGGTTG